CTACCTTGGGAAGTAGTAAGAATACCTGCATGGTTAGATGAAGCCAGTGCCGAGTTATTACAGTTACCTGTAGGTGGTAGTTACTTTCCTGAATGGAAGACAGATGAATCATTAAAGATTGATGAACAAGAAATCAGAGCCTCTAATGGTGCAAGGTACTGGAATGCATTATATATGCAGGACCCAACACCTGATGAAGGTGGCCTAATAAAAAAGAAATGGTTACAGTGGTGGGAGTATGATGAACCACCAGCATGTGATTTTATTATTCAAACATATGATACTGCTTTTTCTACAAGAACTACTGCCGACTATAGTGTGATACAAACCTGGGGTATCTTTTCTAGATTTGAAGAGAACGAACATGGATATGAAGATTATGTTTCAAATATAATTCTATTAGGAAACATGCGAGGCAGATATGAATATCCAGAACTAAGACGAATAGCACAAATGCTTTATGATGAATTTAATCCTGATGTATGTATCATAGAAAAGAAAGCATCTGGTCAATCTTTAATACAAGATATGCGTAGAGCTGGCTTACCAGTGCAAGATTATATACCAGACAAAGATAAAGTATCCAGAGTGTATGCAGCATCACCAATGATTGAAGCAGGCAGAGTGTGGCTACCTAAAAATAAAAAATGGTCTGATGATTTATACACAGAGATTTTACAGTTTCCAAACTCGGCTCATGATGACCAAGTTGACGCAATGACAATGGCCATACATTACATGAAAGAATCCTGGAGATTAACGCATCCAGATGACCCATATATGGAAGAAGAAAATAAAAGTAAAAAAAGGGTTGCATATTGGCGAGTTTAGTGGTATAATATATATATGAATAAAATTAACGAATTATATACACAATTAGCTGCAGAGATGCCACAGTCTGATAGACCTATAGAACCAGAAGATAATTTTGAATTACCTGAGTTAGATGAAGCACAACAAAAAGAACTAGGTGATTATTTTAATCAAGCATTAAATTTGTATGAAGGATTACCACCAGCACAAAAGTTTGTTGCTGAAGTTGCTAGTCCAACTGGTGAAATTTTATCAGCAGTAGAAGCTAAGAAAATGTTTAAAGAAACTAAAGATGCAGTAGAAGAAGGTAAGTTTGGTGAGGCAGCATTGAAAGGTGGGCTAACTATTCTTGCAGGATTAGGAACAATACCTGTAGCTGGTAAAGGAGTACAACTTGTTAAAGCTGCAGCTAAAAGATTACCAGAATTATTATCACCAAAAAATTTAAATAAAATTTTAAAAGAAAATAAAAAACCTGTAACAGATTTTAATAAAGAAAAACTAACAGATGAAATAGAAGAATCAAAAGAATATTTAGATTTAAATTTTGTACCTAAAGGACAAGAACCAAAAAATATTACAAAAGGTTATAAATTATTTAGACAAAAAGATAATGAACTATTTCCATTATTTGTAGATACTAAAAACTCTATTCCAAAAAATCAATGGATGAAAGCTAATAAAGGATATTATTTTTTAGATACAAAAGATATTAAAAGACAACCAGCTTTAACTGGAGATTATCAACCGATTAAATCTCAAGCTGATGTAGATACATTATTAGCAAAAGGTGTTACACCTACAACTACAAAAAAAGCATTAGAAAAATCTCCTTTTGGTACAGCCTTAGCTGTAAAATATAGACCAGGTTTTCATGGAGATACTTTTCCATCTGCAAAACATTTAGCACAAGGTGGAACAGGAAAAGGTAAAGATAGAGTTTGGGCTGAAGTAGAATTTAGTAATGATAAAGATTATACAGATATTGTAACACAAAGAGGAACTAATCCAGAGACAGGAAAATTTTCAGCTAAAGATGCTGATATAGATTATGTACCAGAAGGTGGAAGTTATAGATATAAAACAAATCCTAATATGGAGGGTTCATGGTTAATTGGTGGGGAGATGAAAATTAATCGTGTATTAAGTAAAGATGAAGTTACAAAAATAAATAAAAAGAGGAACTAAATAATGGCAGTAGAAAAAAATCCATTCGAACAAAAAGAAGAATCAACCAATGTAGTAAATATAAATGCTACAGTACCAGAAGATGAGAATGTATCTTTTGAGGTAGCAGATGATGGTGGGGTTGTAGTAAACTTTGGTGAAGAAGGAATAGAAGAAGAAGTAACAGCAAAAGAATATTATACTAATCTTGCAGAAGATATGGAAGAAGGTTTGTTAAATGATATTGCTAATACTGTTATAGATAATTTTCAAGCAGACAAAGATTCTAGAGGTGAATGGGATTCAATGTTTGAAAGAGGATTTGATTTATTAGGATTAAAACTAGAAGATACAACAGAACCTTTTGAAGGTGCGTGTACTGCAGTGCATCCACTATTAATTGAATCTGCTGTTAAGTTTCAAGCAAAAGCTTCACAAGAATTATTTCCTGCTGGTGGCCCAGTAAAGGCACAGATATTAGGAAATCAATCTGTAGAAAAACAAGAACAAGCTAATAGAGTTCAGAACTTTATGAACTATCAAATAACTGAGCAGATGCCAGAATACTTTGATGAGTTTGAAAGAATGTTATTTCATTTACCATTAATAGGTTCTGCAATTAAAAAAGTATATTATGATGCCGGACTAGAAAGACCAGTATCAGAGTTTGTACCTATTGACCAATTCTATGTTTCTTATTATGCTTCTAATCTAAAGAAGGCAGATAGATATACACACGTTATTTATCGTAATCCTGTAGATATGCAAAGAGATATTGAAGCTGGTATATATGCAGATGTAAATTTACCTACACCTTCTAATCCATCACAAACAAATTTATCAGAAAAATTAAATACTATTATGGGTATATCACCAACAGCAGATAGTGACCCACAATATGTATTACTAGAACAACACGTACATCTTGACATTCCTGACCCTGAATGTGAAGAAGGTGAGTTTGCTCCTTACATTATTACAGTAGAGGAGGAATCTCGTCAGGTACTAAGTATTCGTAGAAACTATAGAGCCAAAGATGCAAATAAAGAAAAGAGAATGCATTTTGTTCATTACAAATTTGTACCTGGGTTTAGTTTCTATGGGTTAGGTCTTATACACTTCTTAGGTAATCTTACATTAACAGCCACATCAGCTATGCGTAGCTTAGTAGATGCAGGTCAGTTTGCTAATTTACCTGGAGGATTTAAGGCCAAAGGAGTAAGAATGGTGGGCGATAACGAACCTATTGCTCCTGGTGAGTTCAAGGAGGTCGAAGCGACTGGTATAGATTTGCAAAAGGCTATAGTTCCTCTCCCATATAAAGAGCCTTCCTCAGTTCTATATAGTATGCTTGGATTTGTAACTGCTGCTGGTCAGAAGTTTGCAGACAGTACAGAACAAATTGTTTCTGATGCTGCCTCCTATGGACCTGTTGGAACTACTATGGCTTTAATAGAAGCTTCTAGTAAGTTCTTTTCTGGTGTTCATAAAAGATTACATAAATCACAAAGAGATGAATTTAAAATTATTGCAGAGATAGATTATGATTATCTACCAGGAGAATATCCATATGATGTTCCTAATGCAAGTAGAGAAATATTTAGAAAAGACTTTGATGGTGTTGTAGATGTTGTACCGGTTAGTGACCCTAATATACCAAGTAATGCACATAGAATGATGTTAGCTAATATGGCATTACAAATGGCACAACAATCACCACCAGGTATGTTTAATCTTGAAGCATTAAATAGAACAATATTAAATGCTGCTAATATGCCTAACATAGAAGAGATATTACCACAAGCACCTAGACCACAACCATTAGACCCTGTGTCTGATATAGCTGCTGCAACTAAAGGTATACCTATCTCAGCTTTTCCTGGTCAAAATCATGATGCACACATTCAAGTTAAGATGTCATATTTATCAGACCCAATGAATGGAGCTAATCCTATTATGGCTAGATTAAAACCAGTCTTAGAATCTAATATACAAGAACATTCAATAATGAAATATCAAGAACAAATGAGTGGCACAACAAAACTAATGATGGAGCAAATGCCACAACAAGCTCAACAACCTACAGAGATAGAAGCTGTTATGGCTGCAGCAGCTCAAGATGTTCTTAATGCTAATAAAGCTATGGGTCAACAAATGTCACCAGAGCAACAACTAGTAGCATTAGAGCAGGCAAAAGTAGAACTTGAAAAAGAAAAATTAAAACTGGATGCTGCAAAAGAAAATGCAAAGATAGCTATTGAAGCTCAAGGATTAGATATTAAACGTCAAGCTCAAATGATTGATGCTCAACATAAAGGTATTACTACAAACTTTAAAGCACAAAAGTCTGTAGATGATAGAACAAGTAGAGAAGCATTAAAGAAATTAGATGTTATGACTAAGCTATCTATTGAAGAAGAAAAGATACAGTTAGAACAACAAAAGATGTTATTTGATTCTGCAAAGAAACAAGCAGATGTAGAACAAAAAGAAGACAAAGACGTACTAAATTTTATTGAGAAATCAAATAAATAATTTCTAGGATTTATAAATTTCTACTGACTGACCTAGCAGACTTGCCAAGACAGTAGAGTAACAAAGGAGAAGAAAATGGCGAATACAACTTTTAAAGGACCAGTCAGGTCTACAAGAGGTTTTCAAGTAGTAAGTAAAAATAAACTTCCAAA